AACAGCAACAAGCTGTCCCTGAGGAAATGGATAACAATTTGGATCATTGGCAATGGCACCAGTGTTCGTCCTAGCTGCAGCAACATCTGGCGCTGGGCTCAAGAACGGTGGATTCCAAGAAGCCAAAGGCACATCAGCAAGAAGAGGGGGCACAGGAACAGGCACATTTTCTGGCTCAGCAAAAGCGTCCAAGAAATAAGCCATTTCATCGCTTATCGCTTTGCCGGCCGTGTACCTCGTGCGCGCCCTCGCGGTATTGTTCGGCCGTTGACGGCCAGAACCAGATCCTTGCCGTTGTCCGCGTGCCGCGCCAACGGATGATTGAGCAGAGCCACGAGCTCGGCGGGGTCCCTGTCGGGACACACCTCCTGACGCATTCGCTCTTGATCTTCCGACAGCTTTAGTCGTCTCGTTGACAACAACGGACACGGCGTCTCGCTTTGGACGGTTCTTGCCTCCACCAGCGCCGTTGTTTTGAGATTTGGGTTTGCCTGCTTTAACAGAGACATTCATGTAGAAACTTTAAAAGCTCACTCAAAGAGTAGTGCACTATTAGTAGAGCTATTCCCACCCCATCAGGAAAGCCTTGCACGCTTCAAGCGTTGGCACAGTGGCTAACCATTGGTAATATGAATGTTCATCACCAGCATATGGCCGGACTCTTTGATCACACAGCCATCTAACAAAACCACGAACATAGGTCTGTAAAGGCTCAGTCCAGGTTGACTCAACCAACAACATAATCGCACGAGTGAGGATCATAGATGGTTCCATATCCTTCTCCTCAAGATTGCGAAGTGAACAGATAATTTTATTCTCATTCACCAAACCAACGTACCCAAAATCACGCTTAGAAATCGTTTTACCAAGCCACACATGGCCATCAATAGTATCCGATTCAATGTCTTTCTCCTTTGACAAAACCATGCCAAATTCCGCATAAGCAGCCTGACGGTGCTCAAAGGTGAAAAACCGCGCATATTTGGGTGAAATGGCTTCATTATTGTCATCACCATAAAGACCACAACGATAGTGTGCCTTTTTCTCAGCATATGCCATGGGAGACAAATACAAACCAGTGAGCTTCCGCCAGAAATAATTCTTTAAGAAAGCATGGATAATGGTGTTATCATAAGTTGTACTATCCTGTCCTGAAGGATTTCCAAAGAACTTGAGAAAAACCTGGCCATTACTACACAAAATGAACGAGCGCAACTTCTGATCATAATAGTAGTTCTGGCGGTCCCACCACTCCTGCTCAGACATGCCTTGTTTGTTCCACATAAAATAACGAACACGCTTTACCACATCAAACAAGAGTGAAATGATGCGAGCATCAAAACGATCTGCGTCAGAGGAAACTTTC